GGGGGTCTGTGTGGAAATCCCGTTGTCCCTATGGGTATGAGGGAGCGTAGGTAACGCTTGCCAGGTAGGTCTAGCTGCCGTTTCGCCCCCGATCGGCACCGCTGACGCCTAGTCATGCTGCACAATCACGCAGCGCATTTTCGGAGCATCAAAAATGGGCAGACGCGGCCCCCGGCCCGAGCCGACGCAACTCAAGATCCTTCGGGGCAACCCCGGCAAGCAGAAGCTCAACGCCGCCGAGCCGCAGCCGCCGTCCGACGGCGTGACGATGCCGCCGCATCTCGGCGAGGTCGCAGCGGCTCGATGGGCCGAACTCCTGCCGATGCTCCAGGCGACGCGGGTGATGACGCGAGCCGATGTCGAGGCGCTCGCCCGCTACTGCGACACGTGGGAGTGGTGGCTGGCGGTGCGTGCGAAACTCAAGGCCGAGGGCGACACGTACCCGATCCTGAACGACGGCGGCGAGGTGAAGTACATCGCTCAGCGGCCCGAGGTGAGCATTGCCCACAAACTCTCGCAGCAGTTGCGGCAACTGGAGTCCGACTTCGGTCTCTCGCCTGCGGCCCGAGCGTCGCTGAAGGTGGAATCGGATGCCAAGGCGGAAAGCGCCATCGAAAAGTTCAGGGCGATCAAGGCTTCCCGCAAGGCGTGAGCCTGAGCGCGTCGATGGCTACACCTACGATCAAGACGCTGCCGACCTCGTCGTCCGGTTCTTAGAGTCGGTCTGCTGCCACACCAAAGACAGCCCGACCGCGAAGGCCGGTGAGCCGATGCGTCTGCTCGACTGGCACAAGCACGACGTGATCGAGCCACTCTACGGCTGGCGTGTCGCGGGCGAGGACATCCGACGCTATCGGCTCGCGTACCTGGAGGTGCCCAAGAAAAATGCGAAATCCACCTTGCTTTCGGCGCTCTCGATTTGGCACTTGATCATGGAGGGCGAAGGTGAGCTCGGGTGCATCGCGGCGAAGGATCGCAACCAAGCCGCGATCATCTTCGACGAGACGGCTGCGATGGTGACGCGGTCGCCAGAACTCGCGGCGACGCTGGAGGTGATCGACTCCCGCAAGACGATTTTCTGTCGCTCGACCGGCTCAAGCATGCGGGTGATCTCGCGAGACGCCGGTGCGGCGGAAGGCCCGTCCTACTCTTTCGTCTTCTGCGACGAACTGCATGCGTGGCCCGACAGAAAGCTATTCGAGGCGCTCCGCTACTCGGGCCGCTCCAGGCGCGCCCCGCTACTCGCGACGATAACTACTGCCGGCGATCGCCGCGACACGATCTGCTGGGAGCAGCACGAGTACGCCGAGCAAGTGATCGCCGACCCGAACTACGATCCCCGGTTCTACGGGCGGATCTACGGTGCCAAGACGGACGGCACCGATGACTACTTCGACCCGGCGGTGTGGCGTCGCGTGAATCCCGGCATGGGCATCACGATGACCGAGGAGTCGTTCGCCGCCGACGCCCAGGAGGCGAAGAACAAGGCCACAAAATTGAACGGCTGGCTCAGGTATTCCTTGGGAGTTTGGACCGAGTCAACGAATAGGTGGCTGGACCCTGACAAGTGGGCCGCGTGTTCCAGCGGTCCACGCGAGCCCTTCGCCGGTCGGAAGTGCATCATCGGGATGGACCTCTCGAAGACGACAGACCTCTCGGCGATGGTCGCCCTGTACCCGTGCGAGGGCGACGAGTTCGAGGTCGATGCGATGTTCTGGGCTCCCCGCGATCTCATCATGGAGCGGGAGCGAACCGATCGCCAACCGTTCTCCCACTGGGTGAGTTCTGGGTACATCACGGCGACAGACGGCAACATCATCGACCACTCGAAGATCCGCGAGTACGTGCTGGAGTACGCGAAAACCCACGAGCTTGAGCACGTCTACATGGACTTGACCGGGGCGGTGCAGCTTGCCGTGGAACTGCAAGGGGCGGGGCTGCGCGTGTCAGGATGGAGCCAAGGTTTTCGCGGGATGTCGTCGCCGACGCGCCGCCTGGAGTCGCTCGTGTTGCAGCAGCGCCTGCGGCATGGCGGCAATCCGGTGCTCTCGTGGATGGCCGCGAACGTGACCGTGGAGACGAACGCCTACGAAGATGTGCGGCCGGTGAAGAAGAAAAGCACGGGACGCATCGACGGCATCGTGGCTCTCATCTTCGCCCTCGGCGGTTGGGAGTCTGACCAAATCACGAACAAGCCTGGAGCCGAACCCTCCATCCTCTTCTTATGATCGCACCATCCGACCGCATCCTCTGGCTGCCGACCTCCGAGTACGAGTCTCGCAACTGGGACCACGAGTCTGGTGGCTACGGCGGCAACCGCAATCCTTCGGGCGTGCGGATTGACCCCGAGACGGCGCTCCGCTCGACCGTCGTTCTTGCGTGCGTCCGCGTGCTCTCGTCCAGCGTGGCAGGGCTCCCGTTGCATCTCTACCGGCGGTTGCCCAACGGCGGCAAGGAAATCGCCCGCGAGGTGCCGCTGTACCGCATCCTCCACGAGCGTCCGAACGGCTGGCAGACGAGCTACGAGTGGCGAGAGCAGATCATGCTCCACCTGCTCACGCACGGGCAGGCGTTCGTCGAGGTCGCCGGTGCCGGTCCTGCCACGCAGTTGATCGTGCTGCACCCGAGCCGGATGCAGGTCGAGCGGATCGAGAACGGCAGGCTCCGTTACCGCTACCGCGAGGATCGCGGCACCGAGACGATCTACTCGCAGGACGCGATCATGCACCTGCGGTGGCTCTCGGATGACGGCGTCAACGGCATGGTGCCGGTCGAGCTCGCCCGCGACGCGATCGGGCTGGCTCGTGCGTGCGAGATCCACGGCGCGTCGTTCTTCGGGAACGGTGCCCGGCCCGGTGTGGTTCTGTCTACCGATAGCACGATCTCAGCCGAGGCGGCCGAGGCGCTTCGCAACGGATGGGAGCGGATGCACCGTGGTAGTGAGCGAAGTCACCGCACGGCAGTGCTTCAAGGCGGGCTCAAGCCGATCGAGCTCGGCGGCGGCAACATGCAGGAGAGCCAGTTCCTAGAAACGCGGCGGTTCGCGGTCGAAGAGATCTGCCGCGTCTACGGCGTGCCGCCGCACCTGGTTGGCGACCTGACTCGTTCGTCGTTCTCGAATATCGAACAGCAGTCGCTCGACTTCGTCAACAACGGACTGATGCCGTGGCTGCGCCGCATCGAGCTTGCGGTCGGTCGCGACCTCATCACCGACGACTCGCTGTTCGCGGAGTTCGACACGCGCGGCTCGCTGCGGGCCGACGCTGCCGGGCGTGGTGCGTACTACAACACGCTCTGGAATCTCGGCGTGTTGAGCGTCAACGAAATCAGATCGCTGGAGAATCTCAATCCCGTCGATGGCGGCGACGTGCGGTTCGTGCAGTTGAACATGACGACGCTCGACAAGGCGGCGGCCGAGCCGGTGCCTGTTGCCGAGCCGGTCTCGCCAGCGGCCGCAGCATCTGCCGACGCAGTTCCGACCGACGCACCGCCCGAGCCCGCACCGGACGCCACGCCCCAAGTCGCCGAGGTCAGCCTCAACGGTGCCCAGATCGTCGGGCTCATCGCGATCGTGCAGTCGATCTCCGACGGCGTCGTCACCCGCGAGGGTGCGGCAGCGATGATCGCTGCGTCATTCCCGAGCATCCCGCCCGCACAGATCGACGCGATCCTCGCAGGGGTGGTCGAGCGTCAACCGGCAGTAGCAGCGGATGCGCAGCCGCAGCAAGTGCCGGTCGTCGAAGACGCCCCCGCGAGGTCGCTCGAAGAGCGAGCCATGACGATCTCGATCGACTTCGACCGCACCTTCGCGGCCGACCCTGCGATGTGGGGCGAGTTCGCCCGCAAGGCGGTCGCCGACGGCAACACGGTCGTGATGATCTCGCGTCGCCCCGAGTCCGATCGTCAGGTCGTCACCGACACGCTGGGCGAGTACGCCGATGCGTTCTCTCAAGTGCTGCTTGTGGGTGGCGACACGCTGAAGGCTGACGCGGCCCAAGCGGCCGGGATCGACGTGGACGTGTGGGTGGACGATTCACCGCAGACGATCACGGACGCACCGCTACCGGAGACGAAGAAGAGGAGCCGCAGGAAGAAGTCTGATGGCTAGGTATGACCACATCGACTTCTCGCCGCCGTCAGGCGTGCGAGAGGAAGCGCAGAAAGGACTCGATTGGCGAAGAGAGTACGGCCGAGGCGGCACGGCAATCGGCGTGGCTCGCGCTCGCGACCTGAGCAACGGCACGACGATCAGCCCAGAGACGGCACGCAGGATGAAGGCGTACTTCGACAGGCACGAGGTGGACAAGCGGGGCGAAGGGTGGAGCCCGGACCAGAACGGCTTCCCGTCAAACGGCCGGATAGCGTGGGCTCTATGGGGTGGCGACTCGGGATATTCATGGAGCAGAAAGCTTGTGACGCAGATGAACGCAGCGGACGAGAGCGCAAGGAGCACGACGATGAATATCGAGCGACGCAGTCTGGCGATTGACGAGGTCGAGTCGGCTGTCCCGCTGCTCGCGGTCGAGAGCCGCAGTGAGGACGACGGCAGCGAGCGTGAGTACATCTTCGGCTACGCCGCGAAGTTCGGCGTACTGTCGCTCGAGCTCGAAGGCTCGTTCATCGAGCGGATCGATCCTGGTGCGTTCGGTATCGTCGCCGAGCGTCGCGGGCGGCGACGGCCGCTGGAGACTCGCGCCCTCTGGAACCACGACGCGAACTACCCGCTCGCTAGGTATCCCGGCACGCTGTCGATGAGCGTGGACGAGGTCGGGCTGCGGTACGAGTTCCCAGTGCCCGACACGACGTACGGGCAAGACATCGCGAGCAACATCCGGGCGGGCATCGTCAAGGGCTCGTCGTTCTCGTTCACGGTTCCGAGCGGCGGCGATGCCTGGAGCGTCGAGGATGGTCGCAGTGTGCGAGTCATCAACCGCATCGACTCGCTCCTCGATGTCGGGCCGGTCACGTTCCCGGCGTACCCCGACGCCGACGTGAAAGTTGCCCAGCGGTCCTACGATGCGTTCCGCCGTCAGCGTGACGCCGAGGCTCATCGTCGCATGGCAGCGGCGGCCCGCGCCCGAGAACTCCGCGAGTACCTGACACAGCATGGCCGCTAAGAGTGGCGACACGTGCGAGCGGTGCAAAGCCGCTCGGCTCAACGTCGCGTCGAGTCAGGCACGAGGCGAGTACCAGACTCGCTACCTTCGCTGCCCCCGCTGCGGGCACACCGACAAGCACGTCGTGCACTCCGAGCACGTGCGTCGTCGGGCCTTTACTGGTTAGTAAAAGACCCTCGCGTCGAACTGCAAGGGTGCCGGTCTGGCTCCGTAGGTTCGTGGATAGGTGGCGTGAGCGCCGCCGCATCCCGACCAAGGAGATCGCATCGTGGACAAGATCAAGGCACTGCTCGACGAACTCGCCGCTGTCGTCGCCGAGATGGAAGCGATGAGCGAGGCTCCCGCCGAGGGCGACGCCCCCGCGATGAACGCGGAGGAGGAGTCGTCGCTTCGCTCTCTGTCCGAGCGTGCCGACAAGCTCCGCAGCCAGATCGAGCTGCTGCGTGCCATCGAGGCGAAGAACCTTGAACTGCGTGCCGTGCTGGAGCGTGGTGCTCCCGCCAAGGCGATCGAGAAGGCTGCTGCCGAGGAGGCTCCCGTGGAGAAGCGAACCGTCCCCGCGATCCCCGTGTCGCACGGCCCGCTCAAGGCGTTCCGCAGCGCCGAGTCGGCGTACCGCGCTGGTATGCACCTGCGTGCGTACACGTTCGGTGACGCCGAGGCTCGTCGGTGGTGCAACGATCACGGCGTCGAGAGCCGTGCTCAGGCGGGCGGCGTCAACTCGCTCGGCGGTGTGCTGACCAGCCCCGAACTGAGCAACGAGATCATCCGGCTCGTCGAGGAGTACGGCGTGTTTCCGCAGTACGCCCGTCGCGTCTCGATGAGCACCGATACGATGAACTGGGCGCGTCGCACTGGCGGGCTCGCGGCTCGTCCGGTCGGCGAGAACGCCGAGACGACCCAGAGCGATGTGACGTTCGACAACGTCGAACTCACCGCGAAGATTTGGGGCGTGCTGAACCGCATCCCGAACTCGCTCATCGAGGACTCGGTGATCGACCTCGCAGACGCAATGGCCGTTGAGACGGCTCAGGCATTCGCCGAGGCGGTCGATAACGCCGGATTCATTGGTGACGGCACGCTGGCCTACCACTCGGTCGAGGGCATCACCAAGAAAATCGTGAAGTCGGCTTACTCGGCTTCGGTCGTCACCACGACCGCCAGCACCGAGGACACCTACGGCACGCTGACGATGAAGCACTTCACCGATATGGTGGCGAAGCTCCCGCTCTACGCGAGGCGCAATGCCCGGTTCTTCATCTCGCCCGCTGGCTGGGGCTCGGCCATGCTGCGTCTCGCGATGCTCCCCGGCGGTGCCGCTGGCCCCGGAGGCAACTCGTCGAGCGACGTGGCCGCCGGATTCGGCGAGCGGTTCCTCGGCTACCCGGTCACGCTGGTGCATTCGATGCACTCGTCGCTGACCGACTCCAGCGGCGAGGTTGCGTGCCTGTTCGGAGACCTCTCGCAGGCTGCGATGTACGGCGAGCGTCGGGCGATCTCGGTGAAGACGCTCACGGAGCGTTACGCGGAATACGATCAGGTCGGAACCTTCGCGACCACCCGCAACGCGATCGTCGTGCATGACCTGGGCTCAACGAGCAAGGCTGGCCCGGTCGTGGCTCTCAAGTTCGGCTGATACGGCGACTGACTTTCAACCCTCCGAGGAGATCTGAACAGTGAACCATCTCGAAGCCACGAAGTCCGTCGTCGGCCACACCGAGAACCTGACGGCGGCGCAGACCCACACGCTGGTGATCGACCGTCTCGGGTATAATTACGTGTCGCTCGACGTGTGCCAGGAGCCGTGGGCGAATGCGGGCTACACGAGCCAGGCGGCGTTCACCGTCCTGAAGCTCGCCGAGTCCGACAACAACTCGTCCTACTCCGACGTGACCGAGTTCGTCGGCGGCGGCACCGGTGGATTCACGATCCCGACGCCGACCGCCACGGCTGGTGACGTGGTCGTGCGGATGGACGTGGACTGCCGTGGCAAGAAGCGCTATCTACGTGTCACCGCCACGCCGTACACGACCGGCAACGTCTACACCGTTGCTCGGCTCGGCAAGGGCAACGACGGCCCGGTCACCGCTTCCGCGAAGGGCGTCAACGCCGCCGTCAGCGGCTGAGCGACTTGACACGACCGACACAGTGAGCGGCGGGGGGCGACGAGCCGCCCGCCGGTTCGCTTTTGAG